ATTAACGAAGTGCTAATCAGGTTGAGAGAGGAAACCATTGCTACCGATTGGTCGGGTAATATCAATGATTCATCAACAGTAACTGACTATCAAAAGGTTATTGGCTCACTGATTAACGACTCGAAGCAATTCGTAGAGTCTAACCATGACTGGTTATCTTTAAGAGAGACTTTCACTATTACTACTGCCTCAGGTACGATGCAATACATCTTAGGTGATGCTACGTCTGGAGCTGGTACTAACTTTAAAGTGTTAGATGTTATCAATAGAGACACTGGTCAACACTTATCCCAAGTAAACAATGAGTGGCTTAACGCCAAGTCTTTCCCTATTGCAAATATAGCAAATGGAGAGCCTCTTCATTATGCAATGAACGGCAGCTCTACTGTTGTAGTTACTAGATCTCCTGATATGAATGTTGATCTATATCCTGTACCTACGTCAGCACAAAATATTAACTTTAACATAGTTAAGAGCCAAGAGCATTTAGCACTTTCTACTAGCGTTGTAAAAGTACCCTTCCAGACTGTAATATTAGGGGCTTGGGCTAGAGCTATTGCTGAGCGTGGTGAGGATGGTGGCGCTCAATCTGGTATTGTGGCACAAGAAGCTTTAGACTCTATGAAGCAAGCTATTATGATTGACAGTGGAAATACTAAGTTTGAGAACGACTGGTACGTTAGCTAATGGCTAGTCAACTAACATATAGACCCTTAGAAAATCTTGGTGTAAACGGTTTAAATACTCAGCACAATCCAACATCAATTGATAACTCTTGGCTGACAAAGGCTGACAATATTGTTCTAAAAGAGTCTGGACACGTTTCATTTAGAAAGGGGCTTAAACAAAAAGTCCTGTCTAATACTGACGGAGCTGCTGGAGCCTCCTTGCCAATAGGATCTGTTGTTGAGCATTTCTATCAAACAAATAAGGTATTTGCTGGAATTGGCTCTAATATATATGAGCTTGATTTCAATAGTCCAGATGCTCCGTGGACCAACGGCTTTAACACAAGTTCTTCAGATTCTGACTGGCAGTTTATTAATTTTAATAACAGATTGTTTGCCTTACAAGCTGGAGAGACTCCATTAAGATACGATGGAGGAACTTGGGCTGCTGACATATCATCTCCTGATGGAGTTACGATATTTGATCCATCTTGTGGTACTGGATATTACGGAAGATTGTGGGTTGGCGGTGTATCCTCATCTAAAGACGTTGTATACTACTCAGACACACTAATAGGAAATAATTTCAGTCAAGGGTCTATTGAGGTAACTGATAGTACAACTGGTATCGCACTAAACAAGACAGTGTGTGAGGGTGCAGGTCACTTCTATAATTCTATAAACAACATTTGTTACACCGTTCCTACTTATGCTGGTGTCATCGATCTTAAATCCGTCTGGGGTCAGGATGAGATTGTAGCTATTGCACCTTTCTACGGGCAGCTTGCTATCTTTGGAAAACACAATATAGCTATCTACAAAAATCCTCAAGACCCTAATGATATGTCTCTGGTAGAGGTTATCAGAGGTATTGGTTGCGTGTCTAGGGACACTGTTCAAGCTGTTGGTGATGATTTAGTTTTCTTATCTGACACTGGATTGAGGTCATTGAATAGAACGTCTGAGAAAGACAATGTTCCTATGCAAGACTTCTCACACGCTATTAAAGATTCCATTACTAGAAATATTGGTCAAAGCTCAAATGTTAAAGCTATCTATGTTCAGAATGAAGGCGTATACATACTATCGTTCGTAGACATGAATGTTACATACGTGTTTGACTTTAAGCATTTCACTCCGCTAAAAACCCCAAGAGTTACTATGTGGTCATTCTTATCAGATAGACAGCCTTCTAGCTTAACTTATACTGAATCTTTTGGATTATTAATAGGACAAAAGAAAGGATCAATAGCCACATACACTGGTTATTACGATAAAGATTATATAGGTAATTTAAACTACTCTTCTTCTTCTTATGCTGGCAAATTTACAACTGCTTGGATTGAAGTTACTGATGGATCTGTAGCTTCTTTACTTAAAAAGGCTAAAGCGATAATATCAGGCGGTTCTGGCTCTACTGTAGGAATACAGTGGTACAGAGATTTCATGACAACTTCTTCTGGCAATCTATCATTCTTGCTTAATCCAGCTCAAGGTGGAGAGCCTGCAATTTGGGGTGCGTCTGAATCACAATATGGTGTATCAACATACGCTCCTGTTTATGGATATAAAGAATACAACATACCTTTGAGTGGGTCGGCTAAGCATTTGAAACTTGAGATGACAGCTACTGCGAATGGCTATGCTGCTTCTTTGACAGATATAACCCTGCTGTATAAGGCTGGAAAGATAAGATGAGTAATTATAATATTCAAGTTAACTGGTCTGGCAAGGATAACTTGCCCGAGAACGACCCTGAAAAGGTCATATCAGGATCTGACTTTGAGCTTGAATTTACTACTGTCAAGAACACGTTTAATTCTAAAGCAGATGTAAACGGTAGTCTCCTAGAGCCGTTCTACGCTGTTACAGCTGTAAACGGCACTAACAATGGTCAAACAGCTACTACTAACTTTGTATATACAGCACTTGCAAACTATGCCCTGTCGGTAGGTGATGCCCCTGAGTGGGATGCAGTTAATCTAGCAATTGGTCAGTCTGTTATTAATACAGTTGCAGCAACTCAGCTAAATATCGACACCGCTATTGCTGCTATGAATGCTGATATAAATCCACAGCTATCGTCTATTAACACTGATATTGCTGCGGTTAATGCTATTGTCCCTGATGAGAATGATATTGTAAATGCTGTTAGTTCAGATTTAAGTTCTGAAGATGGGGTTTTATCATCTAGTATTAGTAATGTGGCTACCACTGCTGTTGATGATGATGGAAGATGGGCTTTAGTAACTGACGTTACTTCGTTAGCTGCAACATCTCAAACGGCATCCCAAGTATCTGCCACTGTTGATAGTAAAATATCAGCTGGTGTTCTCGATGGTAATATCGCATCTACAAATTATGTGAATACCTATGTGTCCACAGCAATCGCTAATACAGAGTTAGATACCGCAGCAATCGAAGCGTTAATTAACACTGAAATTGAAACAGCTATCAATTCGGGAACTAGCCTTGCTTCAGCACAAAGTGTTACGGACCTAGAGACCACTGTAGGAACCAACACCTCATCTATAAATACAATCAGTCAGACGTTAACATCTAATGATACAGCGTATGCTCAAGAGTTTAGTAACCTACAAACTGATTTAGATAATAATGTAGCCACTATAAATACTGATTTACAGGCTCATTCTACAGCCACAACAGCTCTTGCAACATCTATAAGTACACTGTCTTCTACTGTTGGGGATAACTATGTAACATCCACAGACTTGAATGCCACGTATGCCACGAATGATGGTGTTGACGCTATTCGTCAGGTGGCTTTAGATGTAAATGGCAACATTACAGGTTGGACCGCTGTCAACGGCACTAACGGAAGCGCTTTCTTAATCCAAGCGGATAAGTTTGCTATTAGTAATCAGACTAATACAGCCACTCCTTTTGCTATTGACACTGTAACTGGGCAAGCTGTTTTTAGTGGTGTTGTAAGTTTTACTGCACAACAAGAGATTGATTTATCTGGTACAGATGGTACAGATGGTACAGATGGTACAGATGGTACAGATGGTAGTGATGGTGCTACAGGTGCTACAGGTGCTACAGGTGCTACAGGTGCTACAGGTGCTGGATTTGATATTAACGATGCAGCTGTGCAAGCTTCTATTGATTATGCTGTATCAACCAATACAACAACAATAAACGGCTCTCGTATAGCCACAGGAACGATAACAGCTAATGAAATTGCTGCGAATGCAGTAACGGCAAGTGAGCTATCTGCAAATGCTATTACAGCTGCGCACATTCAAGCAGGTCTTATTAATGCTGACGCTATTAGTGTTGGCACACTTACAGCTGATGAAACAAACTTCGATGTATCTCACAGATTTACCTCAAGCGGCTCTTTTAAAGTTCCTACAGGTGTCACCCAATTGCTTGTAACTGGATGTGGTGGCGGTGGTGGTGGTGCAAGATCGTCAACTTCCTCATACTGTACACAAGGATATGGTGGTGGTGGTGGTGGTGCAATTCTAAATGAAACCTTTAATGTCACACAGGGTCAAACTATAACTGTAACAATCGGCTCTGGTGGCGCTGGTTTTGTGGGAGGTGGAAATGGCTCTGGATCTAATGGTGGAGCAACTACATTTAGTGGGGCAGGAATATCTACAGTAACCCTAGGTGGT